GAGTGCGAGCTACGACGAAATCAACATGGTGATTGAGGACATGATTGAGAAGGGCAAGGTCCATCAGCCTGAACCCTTCACGAACCTAACGCTGGCCATTCAGATGGTCCAGAACGCGTACACGCGCGGGAAGGTCCAGGGCGTGCCTGATGAGCGCCTAGACCTCCTACGTCGGTATCTTGATGGATGCATCCAGATGCTGACGTCGATGCAAGCAGCAGCACAACCCGCTTCCCCACAGGGGGGTGTTGAGGCGGAGGGAGCTGGAGGGCCAGCGCTGGGTTCACTGCCTGAAATAACTGGGGGTACCAGCCCCCGGCCAATAGATACCATGGAGGAGGAGCTTGTTACCGAGCCGACTCCTACGCCAATGCAATAATGGAGAATAAGAATGGAAGAGCAAGCACCAGCGGCAGAACCCGCTGAAGTCCAAGCACCAGAGCAACCACAACCTGAAGCACTTGAGGCGCAGCCCGAAGCGCAAGCCGCAGAGCCAGCAGCTGCTGAGGCAAAGCCTGAACAAGACGTCGAGCAAATCAAAAGGTTTCGAGCTCTAGCCAAGCGTGAACGCGAGATTCGCAGTCGAGAGCAGGCGCTCAAAGAGCGTGAGTCGACGCCTCCACAGCGCAACCCGTACGATGACATCCAGATGATGGCGCGCACTGACCCACTGAAAGCCATCAAGGCGTTGGGTATTAATTACGACGAGCTTACGCAGCAGGTAATCAACGATGGCAACGTGACCGGCGAGATGGCACTGCGTCGGGAAAACGAAGCACTGCGCGAACGCCTGGACAAGATAGAAAACCAATTCTCGGACAGAGTGAAGCAGGATGAGAAACTTCGTTACGAGCAAGCTTATGGCTCTTTCGTTGACGAGATTCGTGGTTTCATAAAGAATAGCGACAGCTACGAGTTGATCGCGCAGACAGACGCGTATCAGGATGTCGCCAATGTGATGCAACAGCATTACAACGATACAGGCGAAATCATGACCTACGCAGACGCTGCTCGGGAAGTTGAAAGTAGCCTTGAAGCGATAGCGGACAGGTACCTCGGTGCCAAGAAAATAGAAGATAGATATAGAGCCAAATGGGCTCCCTCAGCGCAGCAAGATCAGCCAGCCGAGCAAGCAGAACCGGAAGCCATTCCGAATCGGCCAAAGACACTGACAAACGACCTAGCTCATGGACGAAGTGAGGGCAGTAAAAAACTGCTGTCTCGCGATGAGTCTCTGGAGCTGATTGCACGCAAATTGCGCGAAGGCGCATACAGTTGAGGTGAATTATGAGTGATCCAGCATCACAGTCCCCGCTTTCGACGTCCGTCAACGAGGCTCTTAAAGAGCATTATAAACCAGAACGCGTACGTAATATGGTTTACCAAAACAATCCCCTGATGGCGCTGATGCCTAAGTACGAGCGTTTTGGTGGCGAGAACATGCCTATCCCAATCATTGTCACTGGGCCTCAACGGCGCAGCGCTACGTTTGCGACAGGCCAGGCAAACACCAGCACGTCCACGCTGCGGCAATTCTTGCTGACACGCTCCAAGGATTACTCCTTCGCCTTAATTGAGCACGAGGCGATCAAGGCAAGTCAGGCAAATACAGATGCGTTTCTTCGATACGCCACCATGGAAATCGACGGCGCCATTCACAGCCTCAAGCGCTCAATGGCTATCGCTATGTTCCGCGATGGTAACGGTGCGCGAGGCCAGGTTAGCGTCGAGCCATCTGAGCAGTCCAACATGGTTATTACGCTAAAGAAGGATGAGGACATCACCAACTTTGAGGTTGGCATGGTAGTCAATGTCCATAGCGCACTGACCGGCGGAGCTCAGCGTAATCGTAACGGTTCAGCTACAGACTTCACTATTGATGCAGTCGACCGCGACGCTGGGACGCTTACGTTCACGGGCGAGGCCTACGATAGCAGCGGCACAATTGCAGCAGATGATTTTCTGTTTATCAAAGGTGACCGTGGCGCGTTGGCTACCGGTTTGGACGGCTGGATTCCAGCCACTGCTCCAACCTCTGGTGACTCTTTCTTCGGCGTCGACCGCAGCGCAGATCCTACCCGTTTGGCGGGTAATCGATTTGACGGGTCAGCGTTGCCGATTGAGGAGGCTCTGATTGGTGCTGCATCGCGGGTTGCTCGAGAGGGTGGCGCGCCAACACATTGCTTTGTCGACTTCAAGACTTACTCAAACCTAGAGAAGGCTCTGGGCTCAAAAGTCGTGTACGACAAGGTTGCAGCAACTGACGCAGACGTTGGTTTTACTGCACTCACCATTAACGGCCCCCGTGGTGCGATTCAGGTCGTACCAGACCAAAACTGTATCCCAGACGTCGGCTTCTTGCTGCAAATGGATACTTGGGCTCTCAACTCACTAGGCGCAGCGCCTCAGATTCTCGATGCTGACGGAGCGGGACAGCTTCTCAGAACGGGACACCTTGACGCATACGAGTGCCGTGTGGGTGCCTACTACAATATTTCATGCGTCGCGCCTGGCTACAATTGCCGCATCGCGTTTGCGTAAGGGGGTAAGTCATGGCGAGCCGTGATTTTAAAAATGTACAAGCCGCAGAAAGAGCGGTCAAAATCTTGTACATGAAGGCCACCATTGGTGGGTCAGGAGCACCAACGTTGGTGACTGCTGACAGCCTCGGGATTAAGTCAATCACGCGCAACGGCGCAGGCGATTACTCAATCCTATTAGGTACCCCGTCAGGTGTAACTGATAAGTATCCTAAGCTCATGTACACAAATGGCGTGCTGCTAGACCCCGATGCCGAGGATTTGCAGCTTCAGATTGATACCGACTCGGTCGCATCGTCTGGACTGGTTAAAATCCTCACCATTGCACGGGATAGTTCAGGGGATGCTGCGGCAGCAGACCCATCAAGCGGTGCAACCATCAGCATGATCTTTCACGTCAAAAACAGCAGCGTGAAGTAAAACGGGGGAGGGGTTTCCATGCCGGCGAACACGATTACATGCGCAGATCTTATGACTGCCGTCCGTCGTCGAGCCGACATGGAAAACTCCACCTTTGTTACAGACGCCGAAGTGCGCAGCTACATCAACGTCGCGATGGCGGAGCTGCACGATATCTTGGTGCAAAAATTTCAGGACTACTACATCGAAGAGACAACCTTCACGTCTCCGCTTACAAACAACAAGGGCACGCTGCCAGATAACTTTTACAAATCTCTTGGGGTGGATTTTGAAAGTGGCGGAGTTACCTACCGTGTTCGTCCGTATAAGTTTATGGAACGCAACATGTACGGCCCTATCGTCACGACGGCTGGGCTGGTCAATAACTTGACGTACCACATCCAAGGCAACGAAATTCACTTTCGACCAGCCAATGGCCTGCCTACTGGAACCATACGGTTGTTTTACATTCCTGAAGCAGACCAGTTTGCGACTGACGGAAGCACCGATAGCGAGGAGCTCAAAACGAACAACCGAGCGATTGCATTTGGGTACGAGGAATACATCGTCATTGATGCCGCCATTAAGTGCCTGCTCAAAGAGGAATCAGACGTCTCGGTCCACATGGCACAGCGTGAGAGCGCAAGGCGACGCATTGAAGAGGCAGCCGGCAAGCGTGATGCTGGCGAGACGTATGCGATTGCAGACGTCACAACAGGGACTGCGATTACAGACCGCTTTGTGAGGTAAGCCATGCCAATCAATTACCTCCGATATCGCAGCGACAACCCCGATATTGAGCAAGTTCAAGACAGCGTCGAGATGACCTTTGACGAGGTCAGCAAGGTGCCAATTCTGAATGGCAACCTGCTTGAGGATATTGATGTCCTGACTGCGCCAAGGCGCTACCCGCATGGCTTAGGCCGTCCGTTCAAAGGCTTTCTTGTGGTCGACAAAACCTCTGATGTGCGGGTCTTTCGCGGTGACCTAGACGTCGACACGTCTGTCTTTATCCCGCTGCAAGGCACTGCGACGGCCACAGTGAAAGTGTGGGTGTTCTGATGCCACTCACTAAAGAAGTAATCAGCTTTCCATTTGCTGCGGGCCTGGATGAAAAAAGCTCGGACAAAACAACGCCACCAGGCAAGCTCGTCACCGCTGACAACGTACGCATTGAGAAGACCGGGCAAATGATAAAGCGGGAGGCGTACGTCAAACAGCCTCGCTCATCGCGTGCAATAAACACATACACCACAATGGACCCAGACACCGGCCGCTCAGTTATTCCGCACAAGGATGGGCTGCTGATGATTGAGGGTGACCACGCTCATCGTCGCATGGGTGCAAACGATGACACCGCCAACTTCCTGTCAAATTTTCAGCCCATGCATCACTGCACGATGACGCATGACGCGGTGACGACAGACCGGCGCCAGAAAAAAGGCAATGCCCATCACGTCCGGTCAAACGGCTTCGACTGCTACGTGTATACGCAGTATGCGCTTGAGAGTGGCAACACGACCTACACAGTCATCCTCGAAATCTACGATGGTGAGACAAAAGAGCGTCTTGGGTTTGAGACCCTTTTAGCGTTCACTCCGACGCTTGCCTTTGCCTCAAGCGATGCGACGAGCCACTACAAGCATCCTCAGCCGCAGCTAGTCGCGTTAGGTGACCTTGTCTTTGTGTTTATTCAAAACGGCGGCACAATTAAGTACACATCCATCAACACCGGCAGCGGGCTGGCAAGTGGCCTTAACCCTGGCGCGCTTGCAACCATCAGCGGCGGGCCCTCGCTGCATGCAGCCACGCCTCTCTTCTCAGTCGACGTCGCGCGCAACTATTACACAGCCAATACCGTGGGCGCGGCTGACGCCATTTGCATGGCAGGCATCACAGGTGCTGACACCATTCGAGTA